TGATAGTTTTGAAGTAACAAACAAAACAATAATGCGAAAGAAAGATTTTAAAACAACTAGTAAAGTTATAAATTATGCATAATCTAAATTAAGGAGAAAACAAATGATTAATTGGATTAAAAACAGAGTAGGTGAAAGAACGTCTTGGGATGGTGCAGTATGCATTGGTCTTGGACTTATGATTCTATTCATGGCACCTCTTGCAAAAATTGCTGCTGGTATTGCAATTGCGTGGGGTATTTGGACGATTTGGAAGAGTGAGTAATATATGTTTAGAGTCTACATAATAATTGTAGTTCTAGGTTTACTTGGCGGTGGTATATATGCCGCCAAGTATTACTATGACACAACACAAGCGACTATTGCACAGTTGCGTGAAAATAATGCAAAGTTGGAAGTTGCAAATGAGGAGAACCAACAAACAATTACAAAAATGCAAAAAGACAGCATAAGGTTGAACGCACTTACTGACCAACTAAACAAAGACTTGAGAAAGTCTGAAGAGTATGGTGACCAGTTGCGTGAGACATTAAACAAACACGATTTAACCCATCTAGCAAATAAGAAGCCTGGGTTGATTGAGAAGAGGATGCAAGATGCGACAGATAAACTATGGGGTGACCTTGAGTCTGTTACTAGTGACAACACTACTGATTAGTGGTTGTTCTAGTTTCTATAAACCAGAAAAAGAAATTGTTACCGTAACAAAACTTGTAGAGAGACAGATACCAACTGTTCCTCACCCTAGACAAGTACAGATGAATGAGATTAAGATTTATGTTGTATCACCAGAGGAAAACTTTGAAGAGTTTAAAAAAGAGTTTGAATCAAAAAATGGTGCAGATTCGTACATTGCAATATCAGTAAAGGATTACGAAAACCTTGGAAAGAACTTTGCAGAACTGAGAAGATATATTGAACAACAGAAACAAATCATTCTTTACTATGAAGAGGCTGTAAAACCTACTGAAAGGAAAGAAGATGACGGAGATAAAGAATAAACCATATTTAATGGCTATTCTATCTGGTGTTGCTTATAGAGAACCAGAAGATGCAAACAAGACTTTTGAAAAATATGGTTTTCATAATCATAGATTTATTGACAAAGAAGGCGCACAGTGTTATATCATATGGAATGATACTGATGCGATTATTTGTTTTAGAGGAACAGAACCAAAAGAAATGTCTGATGTTAAAGCAGACTTAAACGCAATTCAAAGAAGAGGATTGCACAATAAAGGTGATGTTCACGGTGGTTTCCAAGGAGAAATCAATAAAGTCTGGGATGACTTAAACTTCACAGTCGCAGATATTCAAGATAGAAAAATCCATATTACTGGACATTCTCTTGGTGGTGCAATGGCAACTATCTGTGCAAAAAGATTACAAGAAGAAGGTATTGAACCACATTGTCTATATACATATGGTTCACCAAGAGTTGGTGATAAAAAATGGGTTAGTACGTTACAAGTAGACCACTATCGTTTTCAGAACAATAATGATGTGGTATGTAAAGTACCTTTCTGGTTGATGGGTTACAGGCATCATGGAAAAAATGTATATATTGGTTTTAATGGAACTATATGTAAAATGAATATGTGGAGAAGGTTTATAGATAGTATGTCTGGTAGATTCAGAGCGTGGTCAAAATGGCAGTTCTTTGATGGAGTTTATGACCACGATATTGCAACTTACGCTAAAAGAGTTAAAGGATATGACGTATAATGTTAGAGATGATTGAAAGAATGGCATCTGATAGATTATGGATATACACTGGTATCTTTGGTTCACTTTTTGGTGCGGCCTTCCTTGCATATTTTCAAGGAACAAGAGCAGGACTTTGGTGTTATGCAAAGTTCGATTTATTATTAGATTATCTCGTTGAAAGGTGGGGGTGGACTTGGTTACAACAACCAGAGGACGCATGGAGAAAAAAGTATCCATATATGACAAAAAAGATTGATGAGTTGGAACGAAAATTGCAAGAGTTAGAAGAGCGTCACACTAATGACACTAAGTAAAGTCAAATAAAGGTGCCGTCAAATTCTTGACAAAAGAGTTATTACTTATAAATAGTATTGTATACAATGGTATACTAACGAGAGAGTAAATTGCATGGTAAAAAAATTATGGATGGTTGCACTTTTTTTAATGGTGTCAACAACGTCATCCCTAGCACAAACAGTAGTTAATACAACCACTGATAGTAAATCTGACGTAAAGACAGAAGGAAGGACGATTGTTATATCTCCTCCACCTTCTGCAATTTCACCTTCAATTGGTTCTTCATCATCTGACCTATGTACCACTGGTGTATCTGGAGCAGTCCAAACACAAATTTTGGGTGTATCCACTGGTGAGATGGTTCGTGATGAAAACTGTGAACGATTAAAAATTTCAAAAACATTATACGATATGGGTATGAAAGTCGCCGCTGTATCTGTACTTTGTCAAGATAGAAGAGTATATGATGCAATGGAAATGGCCGGCACACCTTGCCCGTTCTTGGGTAAGATAGGTGACCAAGCGACAGACGAATGGAAAGCAAATCCAAATAGAATTCCAGACCCAGTTGTATTGGAGACTAAATCAGATGTTCAAAAAAGAAACGCTACTATCGGTGCTACTGTCGGTGGTCTTGCTCTTCTACTCCTCTTACTCTAGCGCACAGCAAGTAACTATACCATCAACTACTGGTGATTTACTAGACCCTAGTGCTTCAAACTGGTCTGGTACTTATGGTACTGGTTATTGGGGTGGGTCTACAAATCCAGGCAGTCCAAGTGGAACTATTCCTAATAGAATACCAAATAATAGTGGATTTATCTGGGGTGGTGCAAACAATATAATTAGTACATCTATTGCAATTAATACTGCATTAGCACAAGCAGGAATACAAGTAAATGGATTTACTTACAAGTGGAGAGTCAAGAATGGTAATGCAAACTGGTTTGCTGGACAGCCAGGCGTAGATGATTTTGAAATAACTGTAGATGTTTTAGATTCTAATGGAAACATATATCAGTCATACACATATGATTACGGTCATTCACATAACTGGACTAATCATACTGGTGCAGAAACATTTCCAAATCAATTTTTACCCCCATCATATTTTTCAGATATTAACATATATGCACAAGGTAGTGATAGTGCAAACTGGGCTGGTTTGTATGGGCCTGAGTTCAACGTAAGAGATTCAGAATTTAAATTAATATTTCAAACTAATCCTTGTCATAATAATCCTTTATATGACCCACAATGTCAAGGTTATGCAACTGCGTTGTTTAATCAACAATGCACACAAAACCCACTATTTGACCCTACTTGTCCAGGCTATGCAAATGCATATCTAACACAACAATGTAGTGCAAATCCTTTATATGACCCTACTTGTCCAGGCTATGCAAATGCATATTACAACCAACAATGTCAACTTAACCCTCTTTATGATAGTGGGTGTACTGGTTATGCAAATGCGTATTTGAATCAACAGTGCTCTCTAGACCCTTTATATGACCCACAATGCAATGGTTATGCAAATGCTTATCTGTTACAACAATGTGACCTAGACCCTTTATATGATGTAACTTGTATAGGGTATCAACAAGCATATGTTGAAAAACAATGTGAATCAGACCCACTTTATGATGTAACTTGTATAGGGTATAATGAAGCGATTGCACTTCAAGAAACTACTGATGATATTTTTGATGATGGTATAACTGATACAGAGATAGATGTTGTAACAACAACTGTTATTGAAGGTATTCCTAATGTTATGACCTTACCAGAAGTTCCATCAGTGCAAATAGTTATTGAAGAAACAATCATAGAAGAAGAATATGATATTGTAGAGGGTGACGCACTTGCAATGGAAGATGATATTGAAAAAGAAATTAAAGAACTAGAAAAAGCAGAGGAAGAAGAAACGGTAGAAGAAGAAGAGATTGTTGTTATAACAGATGATGGTTCAGATGAAGAACTGCCTGGCAACTCTGACGGTTCTATGGGAGATGGTGAATCTAATCAAGAAGATGATATTGAAAAAGAGATTGCAGAGTTAGAAAACAAAACAAAAGAAAAGAAAGATGCACCAAAGAAAACTTCAAGAAACGAAAAAATAAAAATGTTACTTGCACAGAAAGCGATTGAACTAACTAAAAAAGTAGAAGAGTCAGTATCTATAGAACAACAGATGTTAGTACAGAGACAACTACTTGCGTTGATTTCATATGTGCCTGGATTTGATTATGCAGAAAAGAAAATAAACCAAGTTAATTTCTATCCACCAAAACCAACTGTAGACCATGCATATGCAAGATGGTTTTTAAATGACCCAAATTTTGGTGTAATGGAAGATTCACAATATAACTTCAAATAGGAGAGAGAAATGGCTGAAGTAGAATATGGGGGAGTAAAACTTACTGGAAGTAAACTCTTTATGATTATACCACTGGTATCAATGTTAGGTGGTGGTCTATGGGCAGGATTTGAATTTTACAAAGACTACATGGATATGAAAGAAACAATCCAGAATTACACTGCACCAGATTTATCTGGATTTGATAAGTCACTTGCAGTGATGAATGAGGATATGAAGATTGTTAAGGAAACAGTTGCAGTATTCAAAGAAGAGATTATTATTATCAGAGATAGTGTCAATGATTCAGTTGATATGATGCGTGACACTAAACACGACTTGCGTGACGAAATCATTCGTACAGAGAAACTACTGGAAAAGGTAGAAAACGATATTGACAAACTAGAAGATGAAGCAACTGCATTGATGGATAGAACTAAGAAAGAAACCAGAGATGCAATTACAGATGCTAACAATCGTTTTAATGATAAGATTGATGGTATGGAAGGATATGTAAAAAGGGAACTAAACACACTTGAAGAAGACTTAAATAGAAAACTTCAAAAGTCATTAGACAACCCACTCGCAAATCGTAATAACTAAATAGTCGTATGTCTATAAATGTGGAAACGGAAATAGAACTCTTAAAAAGAGAAGTATCAGATATGAAGGGTATTCATGTTCGGTTGGATGCGGCTATTGAAAAGATTGCAGATGTTTCTTCCTCATTACATACGATAATGGCAGTACATGATGAAAAACTAGCTAGGCAGGAAGAAGCATTGGACGAACAAGAAAAACAATTAAGGGATAATATTCAAGAATTACATTCTCGTATTACCACTAACGCAAAGGAAACATCTCAACATATGTCAGAGATGGAACGTAGACTTTTAGAAGAACTTCAATCAATACGAAAAGAAATGTCAAATCGTGTTGGTATGTTGGAAAAATGGAAGTGGGTCATTGTTGGTGGTTCAATTGTCGCAGGCTTCATTATCCAAAAGGTTATTACCGTTAATTTGTAAATAAGACTTGACTTTCTGTTAAGTTTACTGTATTATCTACAACATGAGTACATTTGTAGATATTAAATATCTCAACTTAATGTCACACAGATTGCAGAGGTTCTCCAAAAAAGGAGATTACCTCTGGAATTTTCGTTGTCCATTTTGTGGGGATAGTAAAAAAAATAAATCAAAAGCGAGAGGTTATGTCTATAGGACAAAGAATGATTTGTTCTATAAATGTCATAACTGTTCTAAGGGTACAAACCTTGCAAACTTAGTTTTAGAGGTTGATGAATCCCTATATAAAGAATACCTTGTTGAAAGATACAAGGAAGGTTCTACAGCAAATGGAAGAGGTGGAAATGTCAAGAATCCAGAGTTCAATATACCAAAGCCTGTCTTTATCAAAAAAGACATATTGTCAAAACACAAATCGTTTAGAGAACTTGGACAAGACCACCCAGCTGTACAATCTATTGGAAACCGTCTTATACCACAAAATAGATATAACGATATTTATTTGGTCAATAAGTTTTTTACTTGGACTAATGAGTTAATACCCAACAAGTTCAAAGATTTGACGAATGACCATCCAAGAATGGTGATTCCTTTTCGTGATGCAGATGGTAAAGTATTTGCGTATCAAGGAAGAGCCTTTGGAGAAGAAAAACCAAAGTACATTACAATTGTACTTGACAAGAATAAAAAGAAAATCTTTGGTCTTGATAGGTTGGACAACAGTAGGAGTATTCTTATCTGTGAAGGCCCTATTGATAGTTTTTTTCTTCCGAATTGTATTGCAGTGGCTCAAGGGGATTTACGGTTACCTCAGTACAAAGAAAAAAGTACGTTAGTATTTGACAATGAACCTAGAAATAGGGAAATTGTAAAGAACATAGAAAAAGCGATTGAGGAAGATTATAGTGTCGTAATCTGGCCTCAAGATATAAAAGAAAAGGATATAAATGATATGATAATTTCTGGTTTGACAAATGGTGAAATCTCTGATATTATACATAGAAATACCTTTTCTGGTTTACACGCAAAGACACAAATATCACATTGGAAAAAAGTTTAATAGGAGAGAATACCATGGCGCAAGAGGCTAAGGTGGTACAGTTACCACTATCAGAATCATCAACAAAATACTTAGGAATTAATATAGATAAAAGTCGTGATAATTTGTTATCAGACCAAGCACATAAATTAGTAAAAGATTATTATTGTAAGGATAAAGAAACTTCCCCACAAGAAGCATATGCAAGAGCGTCAGTTGCATACTCATATGGTGATATGGATTTAGCGCAAAGAATTTATGATTATGTTTCTAAGGGGTGGTTTATGTTTGCATCACCAGTATTGTCAAATGCGCCTGCATCAAACGAAAAAGTAAAAGCACTTCCTATCTCTTGTTTTTTAACTTATGTACCAGACTCACTTGAAGGTTTGATTGCACACTCATCTGAACTACGTTGGTTGTCAGTTAAAGGTGGTGGTGTTGGTGGTCACTGGAGTGATGTTCGTGCAGTATCAGACAAAGCGCCTGGCCCGATGCCTTTCCTTCATACAGTAGATGCAGATATGACTGCATATCGTCAAGGTAAAACTCGTAAAGGTTCTTATGCAGCTTATATGAATGTTGACCATCCAGATATTATTGAATTCTTAAATATGAGAGTTCCAACTGGAGATGTGAATCGTAAGAACTTAAATCTACACAATGCAATCAATATTACAGATGCGTTTATGAGAGCAGTAGAAAGAGGTGAGACTTGGGATTTGATTGACCCAAATGACCAAACTGTTAGAGAAACAATGCCTGCAAGAAAGTTATGGGAACAAATCTTAGAAGTTAGATATAGAACTGGTGAACCATATCTTAATTTTATCGACACCGCTAATCGTGCATTACCACAAACACAAAAAGATTTGGGTTTGAAGATTCACGGTTCTAATTTATGTAATGAAATTCACCTTGCAACTTCTGAGGACAGAACTGCTGTTTGTTGTTTGTCATCTGTGAATGTAGAACACTTTGACGAATGGAGAGGTACTACAATGATTCGTGACCTTACACGATTCTTAGATAATGTACTTCAATTCTTTATTGATAATGCTGGTGATGAAATTAGTCGTGCAAGATATTCTGCAACACAAGAAAGGTCACTTGGATTAGGTGCAATGGGGTGGCACTCTTTTTTACACAGAAAAAATATTGCATTTGAATCAGAACAAGCACAAGTTTGGAATAATGTAGTATTCCAATACATCCAGAAAGAAGCGATTGAGGAAAGTAAAACAATGGGTTCTCAAAGGGGTGAAGCACCAGATATGGAAGGCACTGGTAGACGTAATGCACATTTACTTGCAATAGCACCAAATGCTAACAGTTCTATAATTTGTGGAACTTCACCATCTATCGAACCACTCAAAGCAAACGCATATACTCATAGAACTAGAGCTGGTTCACATTTAGTTAAGAACAAATATCTTGAGAAAGTATTAGAAGAAAAAGGTAAGAATACTGATAAAGTATGGACTGATATTATTACTAATGGTGGTTCAGTACAACACCTTTCTTTTTTAAGTGACGATATTAAAGACGTTTTCAAAACAGCGATAGAAATTGACCAGAATAGAATTGTTGACCAAGCAGGAACTAGACAAAGGTTCTTATGTCAAGGTCAATCTGTAAATCTATTTTTCTCTGCTGGTGCAGAACGTAAGTATTTACACGAAGTACATTTTAATGCATGGAAACGAGAAGTAAAAGGTCTTTATTATTTAAGAACAGAGACAACTCAGAAAGCTGAAAATGTTGCAGAGAAAGTTCAAAGAGATGCATTAAGAGATTATCAAACTCAAGAATTACAATCACAAGAGGAGTGCGTAGCGTGTCAAGGTTAGAAGAATATATTAAAGTAAGAAAAAATCAACTACAAGAAGATATGAGGAAGGCACATAATGACCATGATGTTGCGTGGTATAATCGTCTTATTCAAGAATTAGATTGGGTAGAACAAATGACAGGCGTTAGACCCTATCGTAACTGTTATATGGAAGGACAAAGAGATGGAAATTAAAGTATACACTAAATCAGATTGTCCATTTTGCACAAAGACCAAAAATTGGTTAGATGAAAATGGATTTGAGTATGAAACTATACTCATGGATAATGAAGAAGAAAGACTTGCATTTTACCAATCAATCAATGGTATTAAAGAAGTTATTGGAGAACCTACAGAAGTTCGTAGAGTTAACTCTGTACCACAGATTTTTGTTGATGGTGAACGCATTGGTGGTTATGACCATCTGATGAAATATGCAGAAACCCTATTCAAGAAAAGGGGTGGTGGTAGTCTGTTAAAATTTAGTGAAACTTATAAACCATTCTATTATCCTTGGGCAGTTGAAATCACAACAAGACACGAAAAGGTTCACTGGATTGAGGATGAACTTGACCTTGCAGAAGATGTTGCTGATTGGAAGGGTGGTAAAGTTAGTGAAGCAGAAAAAGATTATATTACCAATATACTTAGACTGTTTACACAAGCAGATGTTGCAGTTGGACAAAACTACTATGACCAACTCATTCCTAAATTTAAGAATAACGAAGTTAGAAATATGTTAGGTTCGTTTGCAAATAGAGAAGCAATCCACCAGAGAGCATATGCACTTCTAAATGAAACACTTGGTCTTCCACCAGAGGAATATCATGCATTTTTGGAATATTCAGAAATGTCAGACAAGATTGATTTTATGATGGATTCAAATACATCAACTCATAAAGGTCTTGCACTTGCAATGGCAAAATCAGTGATGTATGAGGGTATCGCTCTATTTGCATCATTTGTGATGTTGTTGAACTTCCAAAGGTTCGGTAAGATGAAAGGTATGGGAAAGGTCGTAGAATGGTCTATTCGTGACGAATCTATCCATGTGGAAGGGATTGCAAAACTATTCCGACAGTTCTGTACAGAATATCCTAAGATAGTAGATGATGAGTTCAAAGCTGCAATCTATGAGATGGCAAGATTATCTGTAAAACTAGAAGATAAGTTTGTGCAAATGACATATAAGATGGGTGCTCCAGAAGGACTCGAAGCCTCTGATGTAAAGACCTATATAAGATATATCACAGACCGAAGGTTGTTACAACTTGGTTTGAAACCTAATTTTAAAGTGAAAGAAAATCCTTTACCTTGGTTGGAGTGGGTACTTAACGGTGCAGACCATACTAACTTTTTTGAAAACAGAGTAACAGAATATGAGGTTGCTGGTTTATCTGGAACTTGGGATGATGCATACGAGGTTGCTTAAATATGGCGAAAAAAGTTCTTTATTGTAATGATTGTGATGTAGAATTTAAAGTTCAATTTGGAATGTCAACAAATCATTACCACGCTAACCATTGTGTCTTTTGTGGTGGTGAGATAAATATTGAAGACGAAGATGAAGTAAACGAAGAATACGAGGAGTATGACTATGACTAAATGTAGAAATTGTCAACATAATTGTCATTGTGGTAAAGAGTGTCCAGAGTGTGTAAATGATGTTTGTGTGAATTGTGAATGTTCTGATGACAAAGAAATGTAAAAACTGTGGATACGAATCACATTGTGATACTAAATTATTCAAAGACTTTGAAGAAAGTAAACAAGTATTAGTCTGTCATCATTGTCGTTGTGATGTGTGTGAAAAAGATTATAATAGATGGTCTAATGTCAGTGATGATGTTTGGGATGAAACTTGGACAGATGAGGCGATAGTGACTAGATGAAAATATTTAATATTATGAAAAGGTGGAGAAAGAGTAGTGATGATATAATTCTTGACTGTTATACCTACAATCCTTATGCATATAATTTTGCAAAAATAAATCATGGTCATCATTACATCCCAGAATGGTGGAAAAATACACCACGAATAATAGAAAAACATCCAACAATCAAAAACTGTCCAGCATTTATTGAGTACTACACGAAAGGTATTGTTTTACCAATGTGGTGCGAAGTTGAAGTACAGATTAACCCAAAAGGGGAAGGATTATTTACTTGGAAAAGTGCTCAGAAAGAGTTTAGTATTACTGAACATCAACAAGAACAGTTTAAAGGATTTGCAAAGGAAGATGGTTATAATTTAAAAATAATATCTCCTTGGTTTATAAAGTGTAAAGAAGAGATAAATTTTACATTTACACAACCAATTTGGAATCAAAGAGATACAATGTTTAATTTAATATTGACACCAGGCATAGTAAGTTTTAAATCTCAAATGTTTTCTAATTTGAATTACTTCTTTCAACAAAAAGATATACAACAAGATATAAACATACAACCACTAACACCAATGGTAATTATGCATCCAATATCAGAAAGAAAAGTAAAACTAAGACACCATCTTTTAACAAGTAAAGATAGAGAGGGGTTTGGAACTTTAGGTCATCATACTAATGGGTTATTACTTGACAGATACCCCAAACCAATGTCAAAAAGGAAAAAAGATTTATTTGAAAAGATAGATAAATTAGAAGAAGGAACATACAAGTGAACCATATAAGAAAGTATATTGGACTATATCTAACGGTATTGTTGTTACCATTTATGTTTGGATATGGGGTAAGTGAAGAACACCCAATATGGGTTTGGTGGATAGCATTTGGTCTTGTAATATTAAAAACTCCACCCTACAGTATTAGTGACCGTTTTTGGGGAGCATATACAAGATTAATAGAATGGGTATTAAGACCTTTGTTAAAGTCTGTACCTAAATGGCCTTGGTGGGTTAGAGCAATATTAGCATTAGGTCTATTATACTTTATGGAAGAAATCTTCCTAGCATCATTCGGTTATACTATGTTACCTTGGAGAATGGATTTTAGTGGGTAGAATGAAAACACAAAGTGCGAAAGCGAAAGGTCGAAGATTACAACAATGGATTCGTGACCAATTAATAGAAAAATTAGAAGTACATCCAGAAGATATTGAATCTAGGTCAATGGGTGCTGGTGGTGAAGATTTGATTATGGCAAGAGCGGCAAGAGAAAAGTTTCCTTACTCAGTCGAGTGCAAAAATCAAGAAAAATTAAATGTGTGGGAATCATATTCTCAAGCAACTGAAAACTCTGGTGACTATGAACCCATAGTTGTTATTAAAAGAAACAAGCATAAACCATTGGTTGTGGTAGATGCAGAATATTTTGTGAGGTTACATGATGAGAAAGTTTAATTTAGTAGATAGAAAAGAACTTTACGACAGTTTACAAGTTAATCCTAATCTTGAAATTAAAAAAGTTAAATATGATGATTTTGAGTATTTAAGTGTAGATAATTTTTTTCTAGACCCAGAGAAAGCTATATGGATGTTATTTCAATATCCAGCATTAAATGGTGGAGTTGCAACGCCTGGTGCAAGACAAAATTTTACACCAATGGATATTGTTCCAGTTCTACAAGGATACAAAGCGATAGTAGAAACAATTGGTATGAAGATTGACCCTACTAGTTTTATAACTAGTTCTAATATTGCATGGGAAGGTGTTGAAACTATGAAAGGTTCTATGTATCCACATTACGATTATGAGTTAGTTTGTAATTTATGGTTATGTGAATATAATGGTGGAACTGCATTTTATAAGTATAAAGGAAAATCTAGTATACACGAAATAGAAATACCAGATTATAGAAAACCCAAAGAACCAACTGTTCCTTGGAAAAATTTTGATGGAGATGATGATTGGGAAAAGTATTACACAATCCCTACAAAATATAATTCGGTTGCATTGTATAATGGAAAGAAGTTCCATTCACCATATGCAGATTTAACTGAGGATTATCGTTATTCCTTAATATCATTCTATCATACAGGCAAGAGGTTTTAGAGATGAGAGATGAGAACATATGTATACGAAAATCTTAAATTAGAACAAAAAGAAGGCAAAGGTACGTTATTCGTAAATGGTCGTTTGGTTTTTAAAGGTGATGGGTATGTTGCACTTAATATGTTTATTGACAAATCTGGTAATGCACCAGCAGTTAGAAATAAATTCAAAAATCAACTTACTATGAGAGAACAAGTAAAGTGGAAAAGTAAAACTGAAGAACCTAAAAAACCAGAAATAAAACCAGAAGAACCTAAAAAAGAAAAGGTTATTAGAAGACCCAAAAAAATAGACAAATTATTTAAATGAGGTGAAAATGCTTATAGCAGACGATATCAAACTTGACTACTCAGATGTACTAATTAGACCTAAAAGGTCAACAATGAATACTAGAAGTGATGTTTCAATGAAACGCACTCACACTTTCCTACACTCAAAAGAAGAATGGACAGGCATACCAATTATGGCCGCAAATATGGATACCGTTGGTACACCAGATATGCACAAAGTTCTTAGTGAATTTGGTATGATAACAAGTCCAGCAAGATGGTATCTCAAAAATGACCCAACTGCATTTAGTTCAAATTATAAAGATGAATACCTTTGTATGATGGGTGGAATTGATGATATAGATGTTATCAAAACAAACTCAGTAATGTATAAATTTATTGGTCTTGATGTTGCGAATGGATATACTATTCGTTTTGTAGATGCAATAAAAGAACTAAGAGAAAAGTGTCCAGATGCAACTATTGTTGCTGGTAATGTTGTTACTGCTGATATGACACAAGAGTTGATACTTGCTGGTGCAGATATTGTAAAGGTTGGTATTGGGCCAGGCAGTGTTTGTACAACACGAATTAAAACTGGTATTGGATATCCACAACTTAGTGCAGTTATAGAATGTGCAGATGCAGCTCATGGTTTGGGTGGACATATTATTGCAGATGGTGGTTGTACTAATTCTGGAGATATTGTAAAAGCATTTGCTGGTGGTGCAGACTTTGTAATGATTGGTGGAATGTTAGCAGGACATAAAGAATGTGCTGGAGAACTAGAAGATGGTAAAATGAAGTTCTATGGAATGGCATCTGAAACTGCAATGGGTAAACACGGTAACCATAATAACTATCGTGGTGCAGAAGGTAAAACTGTAGAGATAGATTATCGTGGTGAAGTTGGATATACGATTAAAGATATCCTAAGTGGAGTTCGTTCTGCCTGTACTTATGTGGGTGCAAGACAACTCAAATCCTTATCAAAATGCACGACTTTTGTTCGTGTGAATAATACACATAATAGAATCTATGAGTGATTCGCTCCGATTCGCAAAAATCATAAAAATTTCCCAAAAATAGACCAGATTAAACCCTTGATTTTCAAGGGTTTTTTAGGCTTTAAAAAAAGACTTGACTCTGTTATGAAAACAAGGTATACTCTAAGAGTAAGATAAAGAAAGAGAGAAAAAATATGTTTAGAATTCCTAATTTTTATGTTGAAACCCCTAAGTGGGATGATGCTGTAACTACTATCAAAGGTCTTGGAGAAGGTGACCTTTTGGGTGGTATGGAGAAAATGAACGCAATATGGAATAGTCATTGTACTAATCCTGCTCATCTTACTGATGATGATTTCTTTGAAGTTTGGATATATGAGGTAAATGCCTATAATGTGGTCTTTGAAGGAATGGGTAAATTATTTGCAGAAAAGGCTTGACATTGTTCTTAGAACATGGTACAATGATAATATAATAGAGAAAGAGGTAAATTATGGGAAAAGTTAAAAATTATATGATGGACGTTCAAGAGTTTGTTTGGGATTATTTTGATGAAGATGGTCAGTTTGTTGCTATCGGTGAAATCAAAACCAAAGATGCTTTGTTGGTTATTGTCCACGAAAAATTCGGTTCATTTGGTTTGGGTGTTGCAAAGGACGAAATCTTTGCAATCGAAACTGGTGACTATTTTAGTTAGAAAGTGAGGATTTATGTCAAATTTAGTTAATGATGAAATAATGGAATCTATCGCAGATGAAATCTGGGGTAAGGTCGATAATGGTGATTTCGACACTTGGCAACAAATGTCTGAAATTGGTTATCATAAAGGTTTACATTGTGATGATGATATGGAAGAAATTGTCGAAATAATGATTGAGGAAGCTTGGGAAAATTACCCAGACGGCCCAATTAATTAAAAAAAAGACTTGACATTGTTATCATAACAGTGTATAATGTAAATATAATCAAGAGAGAAAGTGAGAAAACTATGAAAATCCAAAAGAAAATCGA